TACTTTTTAGATTTCTTTACTAATTGAAATCCAGAGTTTTTTGCGATGGCCTTGAAACCTGCAATTACTTCCAAGGTATCGAAATCATCTGGCAATGTGTCAACGTCTGCCCTAACAACCGCGTTGAAAAGCTTGTTACATTCAGTAGCAAGACGCTCGACTAGACCTCTTGATTGGTTGCCACCTTCTGCGATACGAGCCTTTTTGATATTGCGAGTAACAACCGCTTCGCCTAATTTCTTAAAGATGTCTTTTTGTCTACTATTCCAGTAGTTCCAATTCTTGGCTCTACCTTGACTAGTAAAACGATTACCATCATGGTCTGCCGCGATTGCGCCATCTGCCTTTGCCGCGCCCATTTTTAGCAATTCCTGAGCCGCTATGGGATGGCGTAAAGCGATAAGAGCTTTAACTTCTATTATTTGCTCTTTCGACATTGTCTTGCTTGTGAAATCAATGCCGTCCTTCATGGCCTGAGTTATAAGCTCGCCGCGCTTTAGCTTGCCAGCTGTTTGCGCGTCGCCATCCTCTTGTAATAGTGTTAGAAACTTTTCTCCTAACACCACGTTTGATTTATTGATCTTTTGGTTTGTTTTAGTTTTAGTCATTTTATATTCCTTTCATAGAATATTTTATCGTAGCGTCACATCATGTTTCGCTTTTGATAACACCAGTATACTTGTTTGTGTGTGTTATGTCACAGTATCGCGAGTGTAGTTTTAAACTACACACCCCACCTACCCCCCACCCCCCAGTACGGCTACCTGTCCGCGCGCCTATATAATACTATTATTCACAAATATTTTACGTTTTTCCAAAAACGAATCTGACCCCACAAAGTATCGTCACGGGTATCAAAACAGACCCCCCTACCTAGCGTTTTCGGCGCGCTAAGTTACCCCACCCCCTCGTATATAAAAACGTCTCCTATCAAACTGGATTGAAATGCTGTAAAATTTTTTGTATAGTTGCACAAACGAGGGCTAAAAATGACTATACATATTGAACCTGAGCGCGGAGTACCGACCCGCAAAGCTCCGGACATGAAAGACCTTGCGATCAAAACGTCTGCAGCTGCGAAGACGGTAGAGTATCTGCATGCCAACGGATTAGAGGTCGAAGCAACCAGTGAAGACAAGGATAATGCGGCGGCTTTAGCTGTATCTTATGCTGAGAACCCTCAAAAAACATCCAAAGTTGCGACGCCGAAACGAGTGGCCCAGCTGACACCCGCGACTTTATTGCTGACAGATAGAATCCTGAAGGACTTTGGGCACTCTGTGGTGAAAAGTGCGACGCAGGTACGCCACTTAGTGACAAATAAACTGATAGAAGAGACCGAAAACCCTGATCCGCGGATACGAATACGTGCGTTGGAGCTGTTGGGTAAGGTTTCAGACGTTGGGTTGTTCGCTGAGAAGTCTGAAGTGACTATAACGCACCAGACATCGGACGATCTGAAGGACAAATTGCGCGAAAAGCTGTCTCGACTGGTGAATCCTGAAGAGATTGAGGACGCGATTACAATAAATGGGGATGTTATCGACGTAGATAAGGAGCTAGGGCTCGATGTCTGACAATTTAGCTAGTTTAGCTAAAGATATGGATTTCTCTCCGGAGGATATCCAGCACATATTGGACAATCTGGACTCGTTTAGTCCTGAAGAGCTGGTCGAGATAGACTCAATCGTGGGGGAATTGTCCTCACGGCAGACAAACAAGGCCGCGCACGACGATCTGATAGAGTTTTGCAAGCGGATGCAGCCAGATTACAAGGTTGGGAGGCATCACCGCATACTTGCAAACATGTTAATGGACGTTGAACGTGGGCCGACAGCTAAGGATGGTAAGGACAGGGTGTGCGTAAACATACCCCCGCGTCATGGTAAGTCGCAGCTCGTGTCAATATTTTACCCCGCTTGGTTTTTAGGGCGGAATCCTGATAAGAAAGTAATGATGGTGTCGCACACCACAGACTTGGCGGTGGATTTTGGACGTAAAGTCCGTAACCTGATCGCCTTAGACGACTATAAGTCCATATTCCCGGAGGTTTCTCTTGCGGTGGACAGTAAATCAGCGGGGAGATGGAATACAAACTTTGGAGGAGAGTATTTTGCGTGTGGTATTGGTTCTGCTTTGGCTGGGCGTGGGGCTGACCTATTGCTGGTTGACGACCCACACTCTGAACAAGATGTTATCAACGGGAACTTTTCTGTCTTTGAAAAAGCCTACGAATGGTTTACCTTCGGAGCGCGAACAAGGCTAATGCCCGGCGGACGTGTAGCTATCGTGCAGACTAGATGGCATATGGACGACCTGACAGGGCGTGTAACCAACGATATGGTCAAGAATGAGATGGCCGATCAGTACGAAATCGTTGAGTTTCCAGCTATTTTAGATTCTGAGGACAAAGATGGTAAGCCAATACAGAAACCTTTGTGGCCGGAGTTCTTTGATCTCCCTGCGTTAGAACGAACCAAGGCTTCGATGCCTGCGTTCCAGTGGAACTCGCAGTATCAACAGCAGCCCACGTCCGAAGAAGCGTCGATTGTTAAGCGTGAATGGTGGAATATCTGGGAAAATGACAATATGCCAAGCGTTGAGTACGTGATTATGTCCTTAGATGCGGCCGCAGAGAAGCATAATAGGGCCGATTACACCGCACTTACCACTTGGGGCGTGTTCTTTCACGAAGAATCAGGCTCACACAACATTATTTTACTCGACAGCATAAAAGAACGGCTAGAATTTCCCGAACTCAAAGAGTTGGCGATGGAAAACTACAGACATTGGGACCCTGATGCGTTCATTGTGGAGAAGAAAAGCTCTGGAGTTGCACTTTATCAAGAGATGAGACGCATGGGACTGCCCGTCACCGAGTATACACCCCACCGGGGGACTGGTGATAAGCTGGCAAGGCTCAACTCTGTATCAGATATTATATCTTCAGGCATGGTCTGGGTACCGGCGACACGCTGGGCGGACGAACTTGTAGAAGAAGTGGCTGGGTTTCCGTTCATGTCGAACGATGACTTGGTCGATAGCACGGTCATGGCTCTCCTAAGATTCCGTCAGGGTGGATTTATCCGCTTACCTACGGATATGGAAGACGATGATTCGTATTTACACCGCAGGGCGGCGTATTATTGATGGGGATGACATACATGTACATGTGTAGTATGGCTGTCTACAGGACGTTGGTAGCGTCCGTGGGGACACTGCGCATCGGCTCTCCCTCGTTCGTTGTGTCTCCACCCTACGAAGATATCTTTCTATTTAGGTACTATATCTGCTATAGTGCCATCAAACGCACAGAGTGAGGCAAAAACATGGCAGTCGAAAAACCTATGGAACCTAGTGATATCCTTGAAACATCCGAGGAGTCTTTATCCCCCGATCTAACGGTCGTAGTAGAAGACCCCGAGGCTGTAGAAGTCGAAATGGACGATGGATCAGTTGTTATTGAGTTTGGTGACACTCCTGAAATGGACGAAGATGTCTCTCACGACTCTAACCTCGCCGAATACATTGAGGATGACGAACTAGAAGAAATAGCAAACGAACTGATAGAACATTTTTCATCTGATCGTGAGTCTCGTGGTGAGTGGGCTAGTGCCTATATTAAGGGTATGGACCTTTTAGGGATGAAAGTGGAGGAGCGTACGGAGCCGTGGAACGGTGCTTCTGGCGTGTACCACCCTATGATGACCGAGGCAGTGGTTAAATTCCAAGCACAAGCGATGGGGGAACTTCTTCCAGCAGCAGGCCCAGTACGTAGTAAGATTGTAGGTAAAATAACAACTGAGAAGTTTGAGCAGGCACAACGTGTCGAGACTGAACTTAACTACCTCATTACTGAGAAAATGCCCGACTATCGTGACGAAATGGAGCAGATGCTGTTTAAATTACCTATGGCGGGCTCTGCGTTCAAGAAAATATACTTCGATCCTATTACAGAACGTCCTGTATCTCAGTTTGTACCCGCAGAAGACCTCGTAGTGTCTTACGGTGCGTCTAACTTACGTACAGCCCCGCGGTTTACACACGTTATGAAGAAGACACCTGAAGAAGTACTCAAGCTACAAGTAAACGGGTTCTATCGTGATGTTGAGCTCCCTGAAGCAACTAGGGATGTTACTGACATTGAAGAAAAATACAACGAGCTAGAAGGTTCTGAACCTACTTTCTCTGACGATCCACGGCATACTATCTTAGAG